CGAGACCTTTTATCTCTCTTAGTGAACTTAGTTTTTTAAAGCGAAAAACGGTATACAACAGCGACACAGGATTGATGATGGCTCCTTTAGACGAGTATTCCATATTCAAGAGCTTGCAGTACCTCACACGTAGTATTCTCACGCCAGAAGAAAGTGTAGGAGTCAATGCTGATAATGCATTGGCAGCGTGGTTTCAACATGGTAGAACCATTTACGAGGCCCGCTCTGCAATACTTAGAGATGTATTGAAGAAGCACGATTTGTACCATTTCTCAAAATGGGCTGATAGAACGTATGATGACTTTTTGAAAGAGTGGAAAGTGAAGTACCAGGAAGGATTGCCTGCCATCTGCCTGGAACACCCTGGGCGTAAAACACAAGAGTGTGATGACGGTATTGATTACGACGCGCTATTAGCAGTGAAGTTAGGCAATATGCTCGGCGCTTACCGTTGTGAAGCAGTCTCGCCGGTCGAGACACCCCTATTTAGGGGAGGTGATGCTGACCACAATACTTCTAGCATATTCCAAGCCGGTACATGCTTGGAATCATGTGAATGTAACAATTTGTATCCGAAACACAACAAAGAAAAACATCGCATGATGAGCCCCGTCCCTATGATGGACGGAAAGGAAAGGGCTCAGCTAGTTGGTGACGTAAATCTTGAAACGTCACGCCCCAAAATGGTAAAGCAAAAGTCACAAAAGTCATTGTTTAAGCCATTAACAAAAAACGATATTGATATGATCTTGCTAGATGATGTCGATCAGTGTGAACCAGATTTCAGTGAAGTTTCTGTGCCACCGGAGATCAGGAAACCCACGTTGGAGGAGATAAACGAAATGTATGCTCAATGGGTGAGAGATAATCACAATAATACGCCGGTTCGAACCAACACGACGGTTATAGACACCGATGAGCCTATGTATGAGCCACCCGTATTTGCTGCTTACAAGAAGGATAAATCATTCGTTTTCCAGGCGGGAACAATAATGCAAAATCCTACTACAAGTAGTAACACAGTGAGTGGAACAATGATGTTCAGTGACACAGATGCGAATGTGATAAACTCCGTGCCAGGTGAAATGGATGGTACCAGGTACCTTACTGCGAATGGAGCCGATAACCTTGCAGCTTTCTTTTCTAGACCACTGTTGATACAAACGATCAGTGTTGCCGTGGGTGCGAATACTTTTGTCGAATTTAATCCCTGGAAGAATTTTATCGATAATAAGCGTGTGATCAATAGGCTGACCAATTACAACAACTTGAGGGGCAAAATGCATGTTAAGTTCCTCATCAACGGTAACGGGTTTTATTATGGGAAATTAATCGCTTCATACTTGCCATTGAAAGCAAGTGATGCATTGGAGCATTCACATATTACCCCTTCACCAGCGAATATATGCCTAGCAACACAAAGGCCCCACATTTTCTTAGATCCATGTATGAGCACTGCAGGACAATTAGATCTTCCCTTCTTCTTTTGGAAAGATGCAATGAACATCCCCGCTGCCGACTGGACACAAATGGGTCAGGTATACGTTGAATCCATTAATCCTTTAAGAAACGCCAACGGTTCGACTTCTGACATCACTATCACGGTTTTTGCATGGATGTCGGAGGTTGTGGTTGATAGTCCTACAATGACATCTGCACCAAACCTTATTGCACAAGCAGGAGAATATGCTGAATCATCTATTATATCGAGACCAGCAACAGTTCTCTCAAATGCTGCGACCATGATTTCTCCTTTATTGGGATCTTTGTCACCCTATGCCATGGCCGTCGCAAACAGTGCAGGCATGGTAGCGAGCATGGCAAAATCGTTTGGCTATAGTAGACCGACCAGTTTAGAGCAACCAATGAAGATGACACCACGACACATCGGGAATTTATCAAATTATGACGTAATGGACATGGGTACCAAGCTTGCGTTGGATTCAAAGAATGAGGTGACTGTTGATACGCGTGTGATGGGTTTAGCAGGACATGAGGAGACATCGTTTACCTATTTGGCATCGATAAGCAATTATTTAAGAAGCACTCAATGGAATTCAACACAGTTGACAGGTACAAAGCTCACTACTATTAGAGCATGGCCACTTCATAGGATAGCTCATGGTACTTTAGTTGCGTCTGCTTACCCCTCCTATGCTTTGCCCACATTTGATTTCGCATATTGGACAGGTACCTTTGTATTGAAAATTGAAGTAGTGTGTTCATCATTCCACAAAGGCCGACTTCAGATAGTATATGATCCAAATAGCGTTGATGCCGCACCCGAAACCAATATCCAACACACATATATTATGGATATTGCGGATTCAAAGGAGCTGGTGATAGAAGTGCCATGGTCCCAGTCACGTACATTTTTGAATACAGTACCAGGATGGCCCTCTCAGAATATAACTGATGTGGGTCTAGACAATACTGGTTCCAACGTTTCTGCCAATGGTGTCATAGGGATTTATGTGCTTAACGAACTCACAGTACCAAGTTCCACCACCTTACCAGTAGAGATTAATGTGTACGGTAGCTTCAAAGATGATTTTAAAGTCATGTGTCCGGAGAGATCATACGCGAACGCTGTTTTTAGGAATCTGACTACACAATCAGGTCAGATGGACTGTTCAGAAGATTGCCAGATGCCAAATGACACAGATGTTGAATACAGCGCCGGTGGAGATCAGCGAAACGCTAAACAATTGGCTGTTTATGCAGGAGAGAGTATTACAACTTTCAGGGCGTTGTGGAAGCGACCGCATTTATTGTATATCCTTCCCAAGAACACTGCAAATAACAATTTGACCACTTTTGTGTTTCCTCTGAGGCCTAAACCACGAGGCACGATCCCGACTTTTACCAACTACAATCTGACAACGAATAATGGTCTTACAACTACTGCATATGCTTACGCAGGATGGCGAGGATCACTCAGGTATAAGTGTTTGACTCAATCCAACAAGACTCAAGTTTCTATCTACCCTAGTTCATGGGTGGGTATTAGTTTCGGGTCTGCTGCTAAGGTTATTAATTATGTGTTTGGAACAACTACAACGATAAATGATCTAGCGAGAGCGATGGATTTAATGTTTAATCCTCTGCGAGCAAATAAGTGTCAAGAGACGCAAGTGTCACAGCACCAGCCATGTGTAGAGTGTGAGTTTCCATACTATTCTCTCAATAGATTTTTCCCACATCGCAAGTTGGATTTTGAATTGCAAGTTGGTGAGAGGATTGTTAACATGGATACTTACACATATGATAGCACGATTTCGGGGCAACATGAAGTGTATGTAAGCACAGGTGAAGATTTCCAGGTAGGATTTTTTACTGGTCTGCCGTTATTGGCTACGATCAATAGTCCTGCCCCACCTGTTGCTGCATGACGGTGGAAGGTAACCACAACAAATTTTGAGGTAGAACCCCTAGGCGAGGGGTCCCCGCGTGAAGACGATAAACTAACCGTACGGTCGAGCGTACGTGCGCGAAAGGTAAGTAGCGCGTTTTCGAGGC